TACCGATAGTGCCTCAGACATTGTAGCCCCTGATAGCAATTTTCTTTATCAAAGTAGCACTTCTGGAAAATCGTGCGGGCCGCGTTGATTGAGTCTGTGACCGGGACTCTGGGTAGGATCTGAACCTTGTAATTCGCTCCCCTGACTATGTCCGCAATCGACCGACCGGCAGCCGCCAAGGTCGTGTTCTCCGCGTCATGGGGTAACCAGATGGTGTCGTAAACGTAGCCCAAGGACTGCAACTGGGCTAAGTAGTAGCTCATGGTCTTTTGGTTGTCCTCCAAGTAGCGGATCAACCGGATCTCAAAGCCAATGAACTGTACGAACCAGATGGCCGTGTTGTCTGCCCAGCCCAAGTCAAATACCGCGTGGACGGGCTTGATAGCGTCGTAGGGGACTTTAGTGATCCGACCGTCCATCTCTGCCATGTTCATCTCTTGGGCAAAGACCGCGCCATCTACTGTCCTACGACATAAGCCTTCCCAGACATTGAGGTAGGCGTTGTGGTCATGGATCTCAAGGTTCTCTTTTTCCTCCCGCAGGGTCTGGGGGAACCACGGGTTATCTCGCCATGTAATCTTTTGGACTATGGCGTTCTCAGGCGGGCTTATGACAAAACGCTGGTAGGTTTCGTCAGTCTCTAGCTCCGGGTTAAAGGTGACCCATATCTCTGAGTTGTCCCTACGGATAGTTGGGATCAGGACGTTCCAGCTAGTCTTGGAGATGGTCTGGGCTTCCTCGCACCAGCAGATGTCTACGCCCTCAAAGGACTTGATAGACATGATGTTGTTCTTCAGCCCCGCAAAGAAGAACTCGGTTCCGTTCTTGCCCTTGATCGAGGTGTTCGTGACCTCGTAGAACTCAGCCAGACCTAGAGCTTCAATTTGGTCGGCTAGTAGCTTATGGACTGAATCCTTGATCGAGACCTGAAACTCACGGGCGCAGAGAATTCTAAGGGGGTCTTTGGCTCCCTTGATCAGTAGGGCTCTGGCTACTCCCCAAGACTTCGCTCCACCTCGGCCTCCGTAGAGAACCTTGTACCGCTTGGCCTCAAAGAGACACGCAAGTTTTACCGGGAACTCTGCCTTGGCTACCGCCTGTTCCAGCAGCTCGCGGTCAGACATCTATGGTTTCTGGCGGTTTAATGAACGTGACCTGAATGGCGTTCAGTATCGGTGAGCCGTCAGCGTTCTCCATCTGGTTAATTTGGATCGCCTTGCCGTCTAGCCGGTCTATGACTTCCTTGACAGCCCAAGCCTCTCCAATCTCAGCCGCAGTCAGTAGCGTCTCTACTATCTTGGGTAGTCTCTGAGGGTTCTGTACCAACGCTTTTCGCAAAGCATCGTGGAACATCTTCCCCTTTACAGCATTTGTATTACCTATCGGTGCGGCCATATTGATTAACTCAATCTATAAGTTCCTAACACGGAATTGGAAATGTAAACTATTCTCGTTTAGATTGCAACCTATTTATATCCTAAGTATCTCATTAGGGGATCAAAGTCTTGTTCGGTAAATTTGGGTTGTTCTGCCCCAACAAACTGCTCTAAGGGGTCTTGGCTCTGTGCGACTAGCGGAACCGGTGGCGCACCAACAAACATGGACTTGCCAAACTTCTTAAACAATTCCTTACGTTCTTGGTCATTTGAGTAGAAGTGGATGTCGTTTAGACCTTGGCTCCGCAAGTAGTCAATCGACCGTTTGGGCGTGTTTGCTGGAATGATTGCTCCTTGGAACTCTGACACCGATACTCCCCTTTGGGGCTTGATCTCAAAGTATTCGGTAGGCAATTTTTGCAGTTTCTTGATGAATTGGCCTACTTCTGCCTTTAGTCCTTCGTCCGCACCAGACTTGAATCTATCCAGCAAGTTGATGTTTTTAGCCTGACCAATATCGTATAAAACGTCCCCACCGCCATATCCATAGCCTTTTTGGTCGGGCAGCTTGTCAATCTTGGCTATCAATGATTGGTACTCGTCAGACACTTGATTTTTCAGCTCTGTAAATTCTTCTTTGGGGACAATCTTGCCCCTCGCAGACTTGACATTTTCTAGGTTGCGGAACTTGGGGGACGCAACTGCCCGTAGATTCCCAAGCCCGTAGTTGAAGTTCTCTGAGCCAGCGCCACCTTTCATTTCCTTAACAAAGTTTTCTAAAGTGGCTGGGGCATAGCGCCGATTCCCTGCGTTTGTAAATCCTTTGAAAAGCCGTTCCTGAACATTTACTCCAGCTTCGGGTAGTTTTTGATCAAAAGCCGCAAGCCAATCCGCGTATTCAGATTTCAAATTGGACACATTTTGTTCAATCGCTTGGGCATATTCCCATTTTTTGTCAAAATCTTTCTTGTTTGGCAACATTCCTTGTTCTTTTAGGAACTTGACCTTCATTACTTCTGAATACCCTCTGTCACCCCAGTTGTCTATCAAACTGTAAACTTTTCGGTTTACGTCAGAATCGCTCAAATCGTCAGCTACGTCCGCAAACATATTCTTTAGGTTTTTGGCAGATTTGTCGTCAATGTTGTAATTTATGTTTGGGGTTCGAGCCGTGTACGCATCAAAGCCAAACACGGGATTCTTTGCTGACGGGGTTGCCATCTCTTTAGACCCAATCAGAGATATGTCCCCAAACCCCATCATTGGGTTTTCTACGTTAGAAATCGCAATGGATGGGACGGGCATCCCACCTAACTTCTCTACTTTGGCTAGTTTTTCAGGGCTAATGTTGTGATGCACAATCATTTCTTTGCCCGCCTCTACACCCGGAACAAAAGACTCCCTTGCTACCTGACGTAATGGCAAAGTGCCAGCAGGGGCAGTCCTAGCCGACATCCCTAACGCCCCAATCGGGACTGAACCGCTGGTCGCAAGACCACCTCCGAACATATTAAGCGCCGTGTTCAGGGCTTCTTCCTCGTCCAGAACCTCACCCCGCGCAGCTCGTCCGGGTGCTTTAATCGCACGGATAAAGTCATAGAGAACTTTTGGGGCAATGACATCAGGCATAAAGCCCTTCTTGCCCTCAAACATGACGGAGTTCTGCATCTCGGGGCTAACACCATAGTCTGACCCCAAGCTACCCCGCATCCGGGGCATCAAGGCTAGACGCTCTACCTTCGGGTCAAGGCTAAATAGCTCCGAAAGCGTAGGCATTACTTTTTACCTTTAGTACCCTTTTTGGCTTCACGCTTGACTGAGTAAGCTATCGCAACCGCCTGTTTGACCGGTTTCCCAGCCTTGACCTCGGTCTTGATGTTCTGCTTGAACGCCTTGTCTGACATGGATTTCTTTAGCATTATTTCTTCGCAGTCTTTGCTGATTCTTTGAACGCCTTTGCCGTGGGAGCGCCCTTGGCTCCGGGGGCTCGCATCTTCTCTGGGGTCTTGCCCGCTGCCTTTTGTGCCTTGATCCTCTCGCGCTTGGCGTGGATGTTCGCGTAAAGTCCGGTAGCCATCAGTCATTCCCCTCGTTTTCGTTAATCTTGACGGTATCTGCCTTGATTTTCGCAAGCCACCAATTGCAGTCCGCAATCGCCCCATCCAAAGCTTGAAGATTAGCCAAAGTGAGGGCACGTTGTTGATTAAGTTCCGCAACTCTGACTTGTATTGATTGCTCATCCATTAACAGTTCCAGTTTTTGAGGCTAGCTGCCTTACGGGTTGGTCGGCCTTTTTCGTCCTTCATTGGCCCCGGCATCCCACTCATCCGCGCACAAAAAGACTTTTTACGGCCTTCGTCAGCCTTTGTTTTAGGGTTTGGAGCTGGAGCTTTAAGGTTTGAATTATTTTTCGCATTGTATTCTGCCCTTCCTTTTGCAGTCATTCCCGCACCCTGCTCGGTGGGCTTGTAGTTCTTGCCCTTACCGGTAGTCGTTTTGGGAATTGGTTTATTGGTTGTTTTCATTTTCCACCCAGCAGACATCTTTCCAAGACATCATAAGGAACTTCTCGCCTTCGTGGTCTACTTCTTGGAACGTCAGGTACTCGCCTGTTGTTCCGTATCTTATCTTCTGGCCCACCTCGCAAGGATTCGGGACTCTACGACCCTTCTTGTCGTACTCCCCCGGCCCGACCGCAACCACTTCACCCATATTAGGGTTTTCCTGCATGATGACCGCAAGAATGTCGCTCTTTGTTCGCTCAATCGGCCTGACTAGAATCCGGTCGCGCAGGGGCTGGATCATTTTTTCTCCGTTTTTTGGGTTCGTCAATGATTGCTTCTTGCTTCTTTTGGAACTCTCCGCACCATTGAGCGTCCTGTTTCATAACGTACTCAGGATACCGCTGGCACATTCCAAACTTCTGGTTTGCTAGGAAAAACCTACAAGTCCCGCAGTTCACTTCAAGTTTTCCAGCTTGTAAATCGTTGTGTTGATCAAATCCGTAATCCCATCGATTAGGTTCTGGATCTCTGAATCCTGTGGTAAGTCCTTGCGGGTGTCATCTACATAGCTCCGCAGGGCCTTCATGTACGCAAGGGGGTCTTTATCCATATAAACCTCTTGCTCCTTGTCCACCTCGCCAAATATCCCGTTGCGACCCATATAGGTCTCAACCAGACCATCCACTAGGTCAGGCATAGTCCCGTAGAACTTACCCAATGCCTTATGGGCAGAGTAGCTAGTAGTCTGCCAATGATAGACATGAGCGCAACTTGCAGAGTGCAAGAGGTTTAGCGCGAAAGATTCCATTTCACCCATGTTGTGATTCTGCACTTTCCTCAAGGGTTAAGCAATAGACATTTACTAGCCGTGGCCCCGTCTTGGCGTTGGTTTCCTTACCCTTTTCGCACCGGATCTTATTCGTTGCCACCAACTTAAATAGCACCGCCTTGACCGAATGGTTCTTCGCATGGGTCTTAATAGAAATCTCCCGCCTTGTTAAGTTCGG